TGTCCCACCAGGGATCATCTTTTGGAAGTATTAGTCCGTCCCAGCTTTTGTGATCTTCCCGGTGATGTATGCTGGGGCCTATCCGGTACATCAAATAAGGATGGAGATCACTTTCCATTGTGCGCTCGTACTGACCTTTCTGGTAGGCGCTCCGCATATTTACCCGGTAAATTGTTTTCAGGCGGCGGTCGCTGCCAAGCTGGGCATTGACCGTTTCCCCGGTCAGAGGATCGGTCATTTCTTTTTTGCCCCACCAGCCTTTCTGTTGTAAAACCGGCGCAATATTTTTTTTGAATGATTCAAAAGATTGACCTTTTTCCATAGCATCAACAACGGCAGTATGTAGATCGGCTAACACGTCAAGTTGCATAGCTTTGGCAACGGTGAAGGCTGTGGCGTGTTCTTCATGCCAAACATCTTTATAGGAAAAACCGACCTTGAGATTTTTATTCTTGATATAGGCAAGTGCTTCTTTTGGCACAATGTCAGCCATTTATTTTGCTCCTAACAAACGGACACCTTTTTCTTGTCCCTCAATTCCATTTTGTATTTCAACACCAGCACCAGCCCGGCGGCCATTCAAAAAGTCATCTATAGCAGATTTTTTTATTGACCCACGGCTAATTGTTTTTAAGTTATTTCCCCATTTAAGATTAGCAACATATTTATCTATTGCCTTTTGTTCATCAGGTGTATTTGTAAACAGATTAAGTTTATCAACTACAGTAACAGACCACCCAAGAGAGAATTCATCTGCCCTTTTTATTTTATTTGTTCTTGAACGTACTCTTGTTAATTTTTTTATATATTCGTTGCGAGCCTTTTTTAGTTTTCTTAAAAGAACCTCTGCGATAAAGCAGGCTATTTGCACACGATGTTCAAGCCCTACAAATGTATGTCCGTACCATCCCCAAATATAACCGGATTCTGATTCATGGCCTTTATGCCATCCATAAGCAAGTTGACAACCGAATGCTGTGGCTATATTTGATGTAAGGTGCATTTCATATAACGGCGGTCTTTCGTTTCCACTGCCTTTTATATCTTCCTCAATGACTTCAAATTCTCCTACGTCATTGCGTTTTATCCCATGTTCCATCATCAGCTTTTGAGCCATTTCAAGAGCAAGAGCCGCTTCGTTGGCATTAGACGATCTTGACAATGCAAACAATTTTTTTAGTTTTGCTTTTATTTTTTCAATGTCTGTCATCACTCCCCCTTATCGCTCTGTTTTTTTTCAAACTGCCCACAGGCTGGCGTTTTGCATTTTACTTTTTTCATTCCGTTACTTGATCTATTGTCTATACTCTTACTGCAATAAAAGAAAAATGAACCTCCGTATTGCCATTTCTGAATATGCTTGCAATCTTTACATCGAGTTGATGATTGTTTCTTTAATTGTGATGTGTCAAAAAGAAAATCAGACATCACTCCCCCTTGTCAAATGTCGCATCACCCAGGGCGCGGGCTTTGAATGTGGAAACTGCAAGGCACTCGGCGATCTTGTCAGGCGGCCAATTCTTTACCAGATTTTTGAGTTCCTCTCGAAACGATTCAAAGTTTGTGGCCACATTCGCAGCCTTTTCAATAACGGCGGCAATGTCATCTGAAATCTGAACGTATCCGCTTTCTTCAATCAGCGTATCAAGTTCATCCTGTGTGTTATTCCGCTCGGCGTTCAATTCCGGGTTTTCCGGTTCGCCGCCTTCATTGCCGGAAGCGGAAGAGCTATACTTTGGTTGGCCTCCAATTGTTTCATCTTTCTCATCAGGATTGGAGAGTCCTAAAATAGAGCGAACCTCATCAGCTTTGACCTTGAGACCCTGCGGCCCCAGCTTTTCTACCGCATTGATTATTTGTTCAACATTTTTTTCGTCAGGCTTAAAAAGATCAATGTACGGATAATTTTCTTGCTCTCCGTAATTAAAATTTATATATGGAATGGTGATAGCTGAATTAAGCGTTTCGATTATTTGCTGGATGTCGCTGTCGGCAATATCATCCCGCACCTCATCGTGAGTTTGACTCTGTGCCCTGCTCGATCCCTCGTCAGTAGTCATTGTCTGACCTAAGACAAGTTTGCTGATTTGTTTGTCGATCCAATCAGACATAGTTTTATAGACACCGGAAGTTTCGCTGGTATTTTTTGCTTCAATAATTTCAAGGATGGCGGTTTCTGGAATCACCGCACCGAAGTCCTGACCAATGGCGGCAACTGCGCGTTTTAGTGTAGCGCGATCCTGTTCGGTCGCTTTTTTGCCGTATTTGCCAATGCGAATAGGATAGCCGTAACGGTCAATAAAGGCGGCCCAACTTGTCACATCGTAACTCTTGAGCATCCAGTAATACAACGCCGGAAGTGCCAGCCCAGCCGTTATCTGATTACCGCTGATAAGATGCGGCTCGTGTACTACAAAATGAAACTGCTTGAGCGGTTCCAGTTCGCTCCCCAGGGCGGCGCGGAGCATAAGCGTTTTTCCGGTTTCCTTATCGTATTGAAACCAGCGTGGGTCGCGGAATTTATACTGCTTTGGCTTCCAAGGTGTTTTGTCTGTGTCCCAGATAATTTCAGAAACGGAAAAGCCCTTGGCAAGAGCGTCCAGCATATCCCGGATCAGTTTATACATTTTCGCGGTAGGATTTTTTACAATATCCCGCTCCACAGCATCGGCGAGTTCCATATCATGCTTGTCATCGCTGGCCGGGACAACTTTTATATCTAACCCGGTGATCGCATCTTTCCGGGTAGAAATTACTGAACGGTAATGCAAATCTTTTAATTCAATGTCCTGGGTTAGTTCCAGATATTCTGCCGGACATTCTCCGCGCTTTACATCATTAAGAATTTGCGCCATGCGTTCCGGCGTGATACTTTGCAAGAGAGAAAAATCTCCCCACGGATGGCGATTTGTATAGGGAACCGCCGTGGCTTGTTCATCATCAGTATCGTCAACGGCATTTTCTATTTCCGGCTCCTCCGGTTTGCCAAAGAAAAAATCTCTCAAATCTTTTAATCGTCCCATATTTCTTTCCTCCCCCTGTAACGGTTTTCTGTTTCAACAGCCTCATAGGTCATGGGCTGATAGCCTTTCGCGTCATCTTCATTCGCGGCATAGAACGCCATGAGTTTACCAATAGCCCCGTCACCGTGCCGCCGTTCTCTGGGGCCGCCGCTGCGTTCAAGCACACACGGCACTCCGGCTTTAAGACCGACTACCCTGAAATCATCCCGGATAAAAGGATCATCAGGTATGTTCGTTGTACTATCCTCCATACTGCTCTTGAGTCCGGGAAAATTTTCGCTGTACCATTTTAGAGAAATCATTACTTGGTAGACATAACCGGGCCATTCTTGGGCAGCGTATTCGGCGATCATCTGTCCATTGCCCCGCGAGTCAAAAGCCGCGCTTCCCAGATTCGGCAGGGTGTCCATAACGTATTTAATAACTTGCCACTGCTGGGCAAATGGAACATTGCGTAATTCGATTACTAAAAATGTAATTAGCCGTCCATCCGGCATTTCCTCATCAAAAAAGATACAGGTAAGATCGCCAGACCGGGCAAAGTCCTCGCCGATATAAACCGGATTTTTATGGGTCAGCAGAATATCACGGATTTCATGTTTGAGAAATTTATCAAATTCTTTGAACCGTTTTTCTTCTTTCTCAAAGGTAAAACTGTCCTCACATGATTTGCGTATAACAGCCACACTATTATCAGAAACGGCCTCAAGCAATACAGAAGGAAAATAACGGGTTCCGGCCCTGATTGGAATACAAAACAACTCCTCATCCGCGCCATCGCCATAGCTGTCTATTATTTCTTTGCGCCAGGCTTCCTGTGCTTCAGGTGTCCATGTTTTCTTTTGAACCAGGCAAATCCTTTTGTACAGACCTTGCGCGAGGGCTTCGTCAAATGTTGTACTGTGGAGGCTGTAGTCTTTTTTTCCTTCTTTTATTTCCTGGATAAGTTCATTGAACTCATTATCATCGCCGTTATGCGTTGATAAAATCCTTACACAACCACCCCACATAAGAAGCGCCATTGCCGCTTTTAAGAGCGCCGCCAAGTCTTCGACAAATGCGGCCTCGTCAATGATAACTCTTCCCTGCTTGGAACGGAGAGAACGTGCTACCGAAGGCAGACACCAAATTTCATAGCCTGAAGCAAAATGGATGCGGTATACGGTGATGTCCTTGTCCTCATCCTTGAGTACAACCTCCTCAAGTTCAGATGCCGCTGCGTTAATGTGTTTTGCCCAGAACGCGCAGTCCCGCGCAAATTGTTGGGTCATCTCTTTGGAATATGAAAGGTAGTAGGAAGATTGCCCACCCGCTTTTTTTGATTTTGCGGCTTCCATCACAGACGCAAGCGCTTCTACATAAGACGCGCCGATGCGCCGGGATTTTTCCCAGACTTTGACGTTGGATTCGTCCTCAATCCATTTCTTTTGATAGGTAAGGAGTACATCTTCAGTCATGGGGTTTGTTTTCCGTCCTCTTATTCCATGCGGCAATGGCTTCTTCTTTTGTTTTGAAAAACGCAGTTTTTATCCAAATCATTGAACCATCGCCACAAACATGATATGTGTAGTAAAACGATTCGTTTTTTAGATTTTTATATTCACTTAATAAAGGTATTTCACCACAAAATGGGCATGGTAGTAAATTTTCATTCATGGTGTTTACTTCCAATCTTTACTTTCTTTTACATCAAGCCCCAATTCGCGGGCGAGCTTGGCTTCTATCTTTGCCCCTTTTGATTTTTTCCAATTAGGAAGCAAAGATACTCCGTCGCATAACAACATCATTATGATTGCTGTCCGCATTGCTTTTGCCCAATCATAAGTTGAAGGGATAACCGAAGGACTTACAGGTTCGTATCCGAGTGAATACAGTCGCTCCGTTTCATTAAAAAATTTTTCTTTATAATTTGGATCGCCTGTAACCTTTCCGCAGATATAAATATTTTTCATTTTGTTGCCTCCTTTCAAATCCCTAAAATAATTTTACGTTTGATAATGTCTACGGCTTCTGCGTCAAGCCCTGCTTCCTTCGCTTCCTTTTCCACTATCTCGGCGGCATCGGCAAGCGCGGCTTTCCGAATGCTCTCTGTGCGCTCGGCGTTCAGTTTTTCAGCCGCCTCCAGTTCTTTAAGGCCCCGTGATAGTTTATACAGCATATCGGCAATTTCGGTTTTTTTGGTTTCCGGGTCTGCTTGTATCTCTTCAATCTCACCAATCAGATCAAACACGGCCAAGCGTATTTGTTCATTGACAACTTTGCCTAGTTTTACGCGATTGTCATTGCCGTATTTGTCTATATAGGCATCGGCTATTTCTTGGGCTTGGCGGTTCTTTTCTGCGAAGTGTTTCATTTTTTGCGCGTAACGGTTCATTGATGATTTTGATAATAATTGTTCGCCAGCTTCACCGTTGATAGCGTCAACAATTTCCGCTTGTGTTACGGCGGGATTGTGAAGCATATCTATTAATTTATCGCGGAGTTTTTTAGGCAGTTTATCAACGGCGCTTTTCTGCCCCATTCTATACCTCCGGTGGCGGTTCAATGCCATCGGCGCGGGTGTTGCCTTGCGCGACATCAAGACCGGGGCGGGTTATATGCACATTTATAAAACCGGAATCACCCATCCTTGTAGCTTTTACATAGCCGCGATTCTCAAGCCAGTTTATCTGCTCATTGACTTCGGCGATTGAACAATTATGGCAATGGGTTTTCAAGAGCCGCTGTATCATCTCGTTGGACAATTCGCGTCCCGGCGATGCCTCGATCCCCTGCAAAATTATAATACGGCGAAGCGGCAGAAAAATGTTTTCCATCATCCTCTCCCTGGCGGTGTATTGTGGATGAACCAGTTTTGGATTGATTGTAAAATCGGCTTAATTCCTTTTAGTTCACCCTCGATAACGCTTAGACGATTTTCAAATCCGTGTACAACGCTTCGTTCAAGAAATTCAATGCGTTTGTCTAGCCGTTCCAAGGCATCGCTGCGTAACTGGGTTTCTTTTTCTACGGCTGTTTTCACACCTTGTACAGAATCCGCTACGCTGTTTTTAAGTTCCGAAAACTTTTCATCCTGTTTCTTTTTCCAATATTGAATTACCGCAAACGTAAGCGAGAAGACCGATAAAAAAGTTCCGATTGCCGTTAGTACAAATTTTGCTATTTCCACATACCCCTCCGATTAAAATAATATATATATAAACCATTATCATTTTCAGATAATGGCGATTAATATGTTTTTATATGAGCCTAAAGAATCGGCATATCTTGAACGCTATGTAAAAAACAATTAAAGCGCCCAGTGCTATGATAATAATAAGCCGGGAAGTTGCCTGTCCTTTATATTTTTCTTTCTCCAGCTTTTCCGTTGCAACATTATTTTTCAGATTGGCGATTTCTCCATTCTTCAACGAGAGCCGCTTCAACTGGTCTGCCTCGTACTTGTTGAATGATTGCTCTAATGCTTTGTATTGTCTCCGCTCCTCGGCTAATTGACCGTTCAAGTTCGCCGCTGCGCTCTTCAATCCTCGCGCCTGTGATTCCCAATTCTGCCTGTCCGTCTCTGATTTCTCCAGTAATGCCTCGATACTCCGAAGTTCCGGTTCCGAGATCAGATACCAAGCCTCTTGTTCCTCTGCCCGTAGCGCATCCGCCAAGCAGAATAAAAACAGAAATAAAATAAATAAAAAGAGAAAAACTTTTTTTAGTAAGCACATTTTACCCCCTTATATACCTTATCGCATAACCTTTGTTATGCTTCAAAAAATCTTCCGTGGTATAGATATTATTAAAGCCGTCTCTATCACCTGTTAGGTGATTTTTATATGGATCATTAACAATAAGATTGTTATTGTCAATTCCAACGATTAAGACAATATGCCCTAACACCGGAGAAAGTTTGCCGGAAAAGTTTTTGTTTTCCATGAATCTCATGGAAGTATAAATTGGCAGACCTTTTTGTAAGTCCCCGGTAATATCGTCATAATCGAGATAGTCATCATAGTAGACAACCTTGGTTTTGTATAACTGGTTTATAGCGAATACCATAACACCAGCCCATTCCGGCGCGGGTATAACAGTATTAAAATTCTTCCTGTAGAAAGCCTGTACTGCCGGATCATTTTCCATAAAGAATTTTAATTTATCCTCCGGCTGCTTATACCCGGTAATGCAAAGTATTGGCTCAAGTCCAATTTTGCTGATGTCCAATCCCGCGACCATGCTGGTAACTTGGCAGGTATTGTGCGGATCAATTTCGTTATTTAACTGGGAGTAAAAATTTTCCCTTTTAGGACACAGATTGATTTTCATTTATTTTCTCCTTTGGATGTTGCATCTCCGGTAACAGAACCGGAAATGTTTGTATTTGCATTTGCGTTAATAGTTGTTTGTAAATTAATATTGGCTTTTTCGACAGCTTTACTTAGAGCGTCTATTAAGACATTGCCGCCAATAAATAGCACTGCCGTTCCTCCCCATATTCCAAGAAGAATTGAAATCCATGTATATAAAGGGGCTGGTTCTTTTTCTAAAATCCGCCATAATACATAACACGTTATCGCAGTTGTTATGAGCCAGACCCAAAATGCGCGGGATGTTATCTTGATCAAGAAAACCGATAGAGAAAATTTTTTATTTTCGGCCATTTGACTGCTCCTTCTATAAAGATAACTTTTTAGAAGGGCGCAAATATAATAACCATTTTTAATGTATTCTCATTTGTTCAGTCAGTTATCCTGAAAATGCAAAGCGAAAATAAAAAACCAAAAAATAGGGATGTGAGTAAGATGGCATAGGGCTGTCTTGTCAGTTCGGTTCAGCCGCTGGGACGGATGGTCAGCGGCAACTTTCTTCAAAGGAGGTTAGGCATGAAAAGCGTTAGGAAGATGATGTGTTTGCTTGGCTTTATTGTACTTGTTATGGTAATGGCCTTTGCTTACACCATGCTCTTCCAGTTGCCTCAACCGGCAGAGGAATTGCGTCCGATTTTATCGGTCTGTATAGTCCTTGTCGTTGGGTGCGCTGCATGGGGCATCAACGCCATTTTTACTAAGCGCCACACGACCGCAACCGGATTTGGCTAACTGATAATTTTTCAGCCAAAACCTATACGGTTTTGTTTGGCAGGTTCAGCCGCCGGGACGAGTAGTCGGCGGCATTTTTTTTGAACATTAGTTTTTTAATGAA